AAATATCTTGCGTCTGATTCTGCTTCTGTATAATATCTGCCATCTAAAGCACCAGTAGCAATTTCACTGGCAGTTAATTTATCAGATTGTAATAATGTCTTTATTTCAGACGCAGTTTGATCTTGTGTAGCGTTGGTTTCAATAGCGTTTAATTTACTATGATCAGCGTCGGTAAATACATTACTATCACTTGCGGATTCTACTAATGATCTAATCTCTGCTGCTGTCTGATCTTGTGTAGCGTTAGCTTCTATATTATTTAGCTTGCTATGGTCAGCATCAGTAAATACATTACTGTCACTAGCACTTTCTACAAGTGTTCTAATTTCAGATGCTGTCTGATCTGCTGTTGCAGAAGCCTCGATTGCATTAAGTTTAGAATGATCTGCGTCTGTAAATACGTTACTATCTGTTGCACTTTCTACAAGTGTACGTATTTCAGCAGCTGTCTGGTCAGCTGTTGCTGAAGTTTCGATACCATCTAGTTTTGTTTTATCAGCAGCAGATATATAACCTTTTACTGTAGTTGTAGAGCTAACTATATTTTGCTCTTCTTGTGCCGCATATAAAAGTTGTGTATGGTTGTTGTTTAGATCACCAGCTTTAACTGACGACCCTGCTACAAATGTAGCCTTTGCAGTATCTACGGCTGTATCACGAAAGATACGTATAGCTGCTGGATTTGCTGGTATATTACCAGAAGTAAATACAACATTACCACCACCTGTTGTTGTGTAGCTAGTAATATTGTAGTGTGTGCCTGACGATTTCAGTACTTCATCTACTGTTACCTTTATGTCAGCTTCTTGAATGGAAGGAAAGGAAAACGCTTTAGTTGCATTTCCATCCCCAGTATAATCTACGAATGTTGTTGCCATTTATTTATATATGTTGAGGAGGGTTGATGTTTCATTGCGTTTTGCAAGCTGCAACTGTTTTTTAACACGCTGTTCACGTATCAACTTAGCTATACCAGCTTCATCACTAATTTCACGCCATGCACGTTTTCGTGCTTTATCAAATAATCTTTTAATTACTATATTATGGTAGTAGTCTCTAGCGTTATACTGTCCACGTTTACCCGCTTTAATATCTTGATACATTTTATCTATAGATTCTAGTATTTTAGGATCCACAGCTAGCTTATCAAGTTCACGTTCTAAATTCTGTTGACCTATAGCACGTTGAAACTCAGATCTAACTCTAGGAGAATCTGTTAAGTTTGTACCGTCAGGTGCATAGTAAGTAGATAGACGTAAATCGTAGCCACTATCAAATAGCATGTTTCTACCGGGACTTTGATCTAGACTAAGACTTATAGGACTAACTGCATTAAATGCACGAGTCAAGAAATCCCAATCGTTTAGAGGTTTGCCATTAAGAATATCATACTTAATTGGTAATGGTTGGTTGCCATCTAACTCAGCAAATTGTTCAGTAAGTAAGTTACGGTTACGTATAGACTGATCTATACCAGATCCGATTTCACGCATATAGGGTAAAAATAGTTTACCGAGCTCATTACGTAAACCAGCTAAAGGTATTTGGTTGTTTGCGAGTCCAGCTATGATTCTATCAAACTGTCCGGGTCTACCACCAAATAAGTCTACAAATGACTGGATACCAGCAAGATAGGACTTACTACTTACAGCCTGTGCAATTACAAGAGATATTTTTTGTAACTGCTTTTCTGTCCACTCGTCACCCATAAGTTCACTTGCGTCACCTACGTCGGCGATTGTAGACATAATGAGGTTAAATGGTTCAAAGTTATCATAACCAACACGTACAGCACCTAGCTTTATAGTTCTTGGTTCCCACTTACCATCAAGCCACATTTGACGTTTTTGTCTATCAACTGGTCCGTTACCATTAAGATCTCCACGCATCCAAGCTTGTATAGCCATGAATGTTACAGCAGAACCTATTGCGAATCGACCTGTTTGTAAAGCCTTAGCATTAGATAGCTCCATAGCATCTGTAATACCATACTTAGCTACTTCACTTAAATCAGAAGGTTTAGCTAGTGCAATATCATTAAACTCTTTAACTAAAAAGTTAAAACCGGGTGTATACTTACCAGTTAGTGCAAGTCCGTTTACACCAGTTCTAGCAAACAAAAAGAAAGGTTTAGCTAAAGGCATAGCGGTAAAAGCATCGTTTAGACCTTTTGCAAAACCTGTAAGCTCTTGTGTAAGTGTAACTTCTTTACGTGCAAACTTAGTTGCTTCGTCTGTTATATTACCTTGTGAATCAAATACCTGACTATAAAAATCATCTTCGTATGCTCGCATTAACTCTGGTGTAATCTTAGGTGTTTTATAACCACCTTCTTGTAACTCAAGAGCTCTACGCATAGCTTTTTCACGCATCTTAGCACGACCAAGAATGTATGCAAAAGCATCATCAGTTGCAGCCATAAGCTTTGTAGAGTATGTTAGATAGTTACTATCATTCATACTACGAGCCATATTAGCTAAACGAAAAGCAGCTTGCTCTCCTTCAGTAGCACGACCACTATCTTCTGCCCATCTACGTAGTATCTCCCAGTTATCATCACCTTTACTATATTCTGAAAATCTAGTTTTTATAGTTGCTATATCACCTTTCCAGTATGAGTTGAGTCTTTCTCTAAACAAAGTAAATGATTCTGGAATAGCCTCTACCATACCGTTAATGGATGCAAGGCTAGCTTTAAGAGTTTGTGTGTCACCAGTAAAAGGTAGACGTACAACAGAGCCTAGTGCCGTAGCAAAAGGTCTTAAGAGTGTTGCAGTGGATGTACCCATAATAGCTCGAACTGGTGTTTTAGGACCAGATAGAACACTGTGACTCATAACACCTTCTAGTTCTCTTATTAAGATACCAGTTCTGCTTACACCACCTGTTTCTAATTTACCACCTAACAATACAGTTCTTGCCCATCTATCAAAATCGTCAAGAGTATTTACATCCTTCATCATGGAAAATGCTTCAAACATAGCCATAAGTAGGTTCTCATCATCATCAGCTATCTTAAGAACTGTCTGTATAGACTCTCTAGATTTAGCTATGTCTTCTGATAATACTTCTTCTATTGCTTTCTTTCTAGCTTTACCAGCACCTAATTCTCTAAATGAGTCAGACTTAACAAGTCTAGCTTTCTTAGTCTCATATAATGCAGTAAGCATTGTATCCGCAATCTGTTTAGATGGACCATCTATAGCATTTAAGTCTACAAGATCAGCTATTTCTCTACCAGATACACCTGTATCACGTAGTTGTTTAAGTAGTGAGCCTACAACTAGGTCAGCTACAACTACATTTTTAGATGTCCAGACCTCGACACCATCTATAACATCGGGTCTAGCCTCAAGTAGTTCTTTTAGGTATTCTTGTGGAGACATATTAGCTGCCTCTCTACCTAAAGTTATACGCTGATGCTCTTCAACAGCCTCTTTAAATTTAGTAGCTAGAGCTTTTCTATTACCTTTTACAGCATCTAGTTCTTTTTTAAACTTCTGCTCGCTCATCAAACCTTCGAGTATGCGATCAACTGTTTCTTCATCCGTACCGCCTAATCTAGCTATACGTTCACGTTCTACAGGTGTAGTTACACTACCAGTAGATCCTTCTTCTGATCCCCACTCTTTACGAGTACGAGATAGTTGATTACGTGCCGCTGAAGGTTCAACCTCTGATATATGTGCACCTTGATGTGGTTCTGCAAGTGGTCTGTTTTTATCTGCTCTAAAGTCAACGTCTCCTTGACGGAGTTGTGCTATACCAGCTTTAACAGTCTGGTCATCTAGGCTTTTGTTTCTAGCTGTAATTTGATCTACAGCTTCCTTACCACCTTTTTTCAAAGTGTAAGCAATACCGTCAAATACAAGCCCTATTCCCATACCTTCTACGATGTTTTTAATTTTCATCATAACAGGATGGTCAGTTTCTTTGGTAGATAAGGGTGTATCAGACCACCCATACCTATCACGTAACATCCCTAAAGCGTTTTGGTTATCTGATTCTTTAGATATAAGATCAGATACAGCTCCAACAGCTGCACCTCTAGCAAGACTGCTACTAGCAAGTCCTACTAAACCAGCTGGAATAGTAACTATACCAGTAGCTGCTGCTGCTTTAGCTGCTCCTATTGTACCGATTGCCAAAGATCCAAAATGTACAAGACCTCTGAGTTGTTTACCCCACCATGTCTTGGTTTCGATTGGATTGTCGTAAGAATCGAATGGTGTAAATTCTGGTTTATAATATCCTTTTTCTTCTTTTTCTCTCTGCATTTCTCCTGATAACGCATCCATAGTACGCTCAGGAAATGTGGCTAATGAAGATGCGGTATCTTGCAAGCCTCCAGATAATATTGACTGACCCTCTTTTATGAGTGCCTTAGCACCCCAAGTTTCAGCATTACGTGGATCGGCTTGTTCAGATACTGCCTGCTCTTCAGCTGTATTAGCTGCTTCTTGTTTGAGTAGCTTTTCTTGACGCTTAGCTTCATAATCATCTATAGCATCTCTAGCTGCACCAATTCCAGCAGATATATCATCTTCATTTATCTCGTAAGAATCGCCACCTGAGTATGAGTTTGTCATGGTGTTGAAATAATTCCTTCAGTTTGATCTCGTTTAGGTGGTTTAATACCTTTTTCTAAATCTGTTAAAATAACCTTAGCTATTTGTGGTGTTAGATTCTGCAGTTGTGACATGGTGAAATTTTGTAATCTAGGAAATAACTCGTTAAGTGCTTCCTGTTCCTCAATACTAAAAGTTGTGAGTTTAGTTACAACCTCGCCACCTTGAACTGACATGCCACGTATCGAGTTCATGCGATTTAGTTTAGATCTTATAAGCTCAAAGGCTAAATAGTCTTGAAAGTTCTCGTCAAACTTTTGACCCGGTTTTATAGTTTTAAGTAATGCACCATTATTATAATCAAAAAGGTCAGTCAGCTCTTTACCTGTAATACCGTACCTACCTAACTTCATGTTAGGATGCCTACGTGCATGCTCATAGACACCGCCACCTGTATCAAATCCAAAAGACGTACTGGGTGAAGTTACATCTCTAGTTTGTATACTAACAAATTTTCTGTCTGTTTGTGTAATGTTACCAAGATTATCTACAGAAATTTTAAATGGATTACTGGGATATTCACCAAAGTTTGCAGCTCCAGAATGATAATCATAACCTTTAAGATTATGATAACCCTTTACAGCATCTTCTGATTCAAATGTATCTAGTATCCGCTTAGCGTATAGCTCACCTGTATCATCTGTAGATGTCATAACAGTCATTACACCGTGTAGACCATTCTTAGTCTCATAGTTAAATAAGTCAGGTTCTAAATATACTTTATCTTTAGGTATAATTCTACCAGCTGGAGTATCTTTAAAAGCACCAGTAGCTTCAAGTCTTTGCATCATAAATTCACGTGGTCTTTTAAATTTACCATCATCATCCATAACTTTAAACTCACTCCACCATTCTATAACTTCTGGGAATAATTTACCACCACTACGCACGTTTGCAAGTGATTTTTCTAAGGGTAATGCTTCTCCCGGTTTTACGTTAGGATCATTGATTGAGTCAGGATCGTCTAAGTATTTTTGTGCCATATCTTGTTTTTGATATGCAAGCTTAGGAGACGTGTCTGTAATAAATGTATCAAACTTGCCAGCAGCTAAATCAGCTTCTAAGTCTTGTACTTTACCTGCTATAAACGATATAGGATCTAAACCTTTATCTAGATGTATTTGAAAATCACTTTTTTGACCAGCGGTTCCAAGTGTAATTTGACCAGCAAGTTCTGCTTCTAGCTGTTGTACAAGAAATTCATCAGTTGCAGTTAACTCACGAACTTCTTTTTTTAAATGATTAGCTGCTAACTTTCTAAGTACAATGCTTTGTTTATTTACTATGTCAGCATACTTTATTTTATTTGCTATTTCTGGATTACCTGCAAAGTCAAGATTAGTAAGAGAATTTTTTAGCCATGCTGGTAGGCTGCCTTTTAATCTGTGCCCTGCTTTATATGAGTTAGGGTCACCTGTAAATTCAGAATATAATTTATATATTTCTGTAGGTGTAGGGTCTCTATCCAGATCCATTAACTTATCAAAATTCTTTTTATGAACATTACGTGCATCTTGTATTTCTTTAGTTAATCTAGTTTCGTTATCAGTATTCTGTGCACGGATTGCTTCATTAACTTGCTCTATTCTGTTTACAGTCTTAAGAAAAAACTTACTGTTTATTGGAAGTTGATTAGAATATTCAACTATGTTGTCAAACTTTTTGCCAGTATGAGCTTCAGTATAAGGTAGGTTATATAAAATATCATTCAACTGCTCTTCGCTTAGATTTGATTTAGAAACTACATCAAAGTACATGTCTGTAGCTTTAGACATAGCATTTGGTTCGTTTTTAAAAAACTCAACAGACAGCTGCCTAATAAGACCATTTTTAGTATCTGTAAATGTAGTAAGGTCTTGACCATTTGATTTTTCCTTACTTATATTTTCAACTGATACACGTATCTTATCTTCAAATTCTTCTTTTCTTTTTGCTTTTCTGTTAGTACTAATAGATTCAGATAATGCCCAAGAATAGTTATTTTTTAGCTTAACTATCTCGTCAAATATTATATTATCAAATTGTTTTTCATATCTACCAGAATCTAATTTAAACCCACGTTTAAGTGCATCTACATGTATTTTATTACTTATCAGATCACCAATAAAATCTAACCTGTCTACTCCTTCTAGTTGGTTAGTAGACTTGTCAACTTGTAAAGCATCATATACACTTTTATAAATAGCTTTTAGTTTATTAGAATCATACTGTTTTAAGAAAGTTTGTAAATCTACATCTTCGTTTAAACCATCTGTTAGTCTAGCTAGTATCTCTTGAATTTCTGGTTTAGATAGATTTTCGTTTTCTTCTAGTTCCTTAGTTAATAATATGTTATTGTAGGTGTGTGCATTTTCACCAAGTTTTATAAGCTCGTTTCTATTTTCTTTATCTGAGGAAAGTCTAGCGTCTCTATCTCTTTTAGTTTGACGCTCTGCTTCTATAGCCGTATATAGATCTGCTACTTTACCAGTAAGTTCAGCGAGAGAAGCGAGGTTTCTATCTCTCGCTTTATATCGGTTCTCCTCTATCTTCATCATGTCATCGTAGAACTCTTTAGTGTCTGCGATGTCTGCGTCTATTTCTGCGTTAACTGCCTTTGTTAGGTCAGCTTCTGTAGATAAGTAATTAGTATCACTTATATCAGGTAACTTATCTCGAGGCGTACCTACGACGTTACCGAAGTTGTCAAATGATGATGTCATAATTAACTAGGTAAGAATGGTGTTACTATACTTGCAACCTGACTAGCAGTTTGTAAGAATCCTCCGAAGTAATCTGTTCCTGACTGCATTACAGGTGCTCCATATGCAGCTGGTATACCCAGTGCTTCTCTTGCTTTCGCATTTTTGTTAAGAAACTTACGTCTTG